TTAAATTTGATAATAGCCACGCACTAAACTATGATATTTCTACTCTAAACTTTGTTTTACACCTACCACAAATAATTTCAGCCCCATTGTTTTTTATATTTTTAACTACTTTTATCTTGTGCCAAAAAATTCTACAAATTAATTTTTTCATTTTATTTTCCCTATTCTTACTAACTCACTGTAAAGATTCTCTAATGCTTCCTCTGGTGTGTTGCCTGATATCGACCTGTTAAAGTTTGCAACGTATTTATTCGGTTTTGCTTGCCACTTTGGTTTGTCTTTCCAGCTCCCGTGGTCTGTGTGAAGAATTAAGGCTCTAAAGTTTGCACCTAGTTTTTTTAATTGATTCTCCATATTTATTTCAAAGACATTTTATTTGCTAATTGTTTTACTTCTTCGCTCTCTAATTGTTGTTTTTCGTTTGGTTTAAATTCTTGTAACACTTCACCCATTGGAAGTTTCATATACTCTGGCTTACTTTCTATTACGTCGCCGATTTGTTTTGCTTTTTCAATGAGCCAGCGCATTTTTTCTTCTACCCTAAGTTTGCGTATTTCCTTCCAGTCATCCGCATCAAGTTCGTGTGTATCTAGCCACCCCATAGTTTTATTGTAGTCTGGTTTTATTTCTTGTATGTTTCTTCCGACAAGAGCTACACCGCAATCAAACACTCCACGAGCGTCAGGATTTTTGAAAAGGTAGTACGCTTTGTGAGCCTCTTGGATCGGTATACTAGTCTCTTGGTCTTCTCTGAAACCTGTAATGACTTTAATGTAAAATTTTCTATCCATATTAAAATGCTACTTTATTTTTTGATACTTTTTCGACTTTTTCTGCTTGGTATTTCTTAATTGCGTCTTCGAGAGCAGTCCATTTTTTATACAACTGGTCTGGAGTATCAATATGGGGGAAAAACTGCATTGTATTGGTTCTGGGTAAAGTTTTCTCAATTACAGAAACCACCCTATCAAAAGAGTACACTGCGATTAAGTCTTCACATGCTTTTCTTTGAGTTTTGTTACCATAGTATTTTTTACATGCTGGATTTATAGCTTCAAAAGATTTTATAACAAGAGGTATTTCTTCTGACGAGCTTGTCTCGTCTTGTGTATCTATTCTATTCTCTTCTATTCTCTTCTCTTCTCTTCTGTCGTTATCATTTGCGTTATCATACGTTATCATTTCGTTATCATTTTCTAAAATATCATTATATTGTATAGCTGTTTCAGAATCTTCAGCGTTATCATTTTTAGATTTTTTGTTTTCTCGATACTTTTTTACACGTTCATAAGGTGTTTGAGTAGCCCGTTCCTGTCTCTTATCCCAGTTTTTAATTGTAATAGTTCCTTCTTCTTCGTTTACTGTAATCATTTTCATTCTGGTAAACAAAACTAAAATACCTTGACACTTTTCCCAATCACCCTCATTGTAAGGATTCATTCTTATCCCAGATTTTGTGAGTAAACTTTCTACTGTGAGAAATTCTATTACTCCGTCATCTGTCATACTCGCCATACACAATAAAGTCAGCCAGCAACTTCTTTCTGCTGGTGACAATCTTTCTATTTTAGGGTCGGATAGATATTCACCGCCATAAAACTTAAACCATTGATTTGCCATATTTAGTTTATCCCTTTTACTGCCCCGCTCGGCGCCAACTTGCGAGAAAGCGCAAACGAAGCAGAACAGTAAAAGAGACGCAAGTTAAATTTATAAAACGTGCTACGACTAGCACAAATACATTATATCAACCAGTGATATGACTGCAAGCCCTACCCTGTGGAAAAGTCGGAAAGTACAAAAAACAGTCTTAGATGTAATATATTATCGTCTTTGAGTAAAAAACGTCTGTAAGGGGGCATTTTAGCCCAAATTTACCTATATCTCTCGACTATCTTTACTGCTTCATTTGTCCCGTGAGCAACAAAAGCAGGAACACCGACTTTATTTAACGATTCTACCCACTTAATTTGCTCTGGTGATATAACACTTCCATTCATTCCTCCACGCTTTCCTTTATTCTTTTTAAGTTCAATGAACAATAAAGTTTTTTTAGTTATAATGACATAATCTGGTAAACCTTTTTTTACTCCCTCAGCTTTGTTTTTTGCTTTAGTACCCCAAGAAGCAGTGAAAGTTTCTTGTGCTGTTTTTGTATAGCAAACAATCTGGTTATATTGCACCAGCCCGTCAAGATACTTTGCAAAGTTTTTAGATTCTACGCTTTCACTTTGTGCCATATTCCATAGTATTCATTTAATCTTTTCTTCTGATAATCAAGTGACGGGGTACATCGGTCATACTCAGAGAAATCTTTTTTTCTATTGAGCATTATCCAGTTGAGAAGTTCTTTGACATCTGAGCGTTTTTCATTTTCGTGATGATTGTGGCAGACAGGAAGTATGCACCACGGCTCGTTGATTCTCGTTCCTTTGTAGGTAAAATTATGATGCCATTCGATACGCCCTGAACAGGGTATGCCAATCAAACCTGCAAGACAACATCGTGAATAGAATTTATCTTGACTCATTTCGTCACGCATTTTTTGTGGAATAGGTTTTGTCATTGACATGGGGAAAACTCTGTAGACATTTTACCACGGAATAAATTATAATGAAAACGGCAACCAGCATACCTTGTTCTATCGCAGTACCTTTATCGAAGTATTTTAAATAATTAGTAAGTAAAGTGAGACGACGAATCAGCCACTGGTCAATTTTCATACGAAGTATAATTGAGCACTTCTTATAGCAATTCATCCATCTATGAGAGTTAATAAAAACACCCGATATTTTATCATCGGGTGTTTTTGTATAGCTATATTCAATCTGTGTTCAAAAGACCAGTCATTGAAGGAGTGGTGCATGAATACCACACACTACTATTGTAGCTTATATATTGACGTTTTGCAAGTAATAATGTTACATGTGTTGATAACTTTTTTGGATATACGTACGCTGTGCTTTATACTTTGAATATGAGAATAGAAATTATAAACGGAATAGAAGTAAAAGTTTACAGGGAGCTATACAAAGAGCTTCCTATGTTTGTCTGTTCCATTTGTAGTGAAGAAAGTTTCTTTGAAGGCACTGGAACATGTCGTGATTGTTTACGAGTGTGTAGATGTTGCCAAGCTCATGTTCCTCCTGAAGATGAGATGTTTCGCGTAATACCTTTTAATAAAAAAATACTAGAACGCCCATTGCAACGTCATATATGTCACTACTGTTACACTGACTGGTTACATCAAAAACCTTTTCAAAAATTACACGCTAAAAGAGATGGCTGGCTTAAGTTTAGATATTCCTGATTACTGGCAATATTCACAAGTAGTACAGTAATACCCGTTAGTACCTTCTTGTTTAGCTCGTTCTATATCTAAGACTAAAGTTGTGCCGTCATTAGGGCATACTACTTTAGCGGTAATTTTTACTGTGCTAGTTGTTGTGTTCATGTTTAAATTATACCACAAAATAAAAAAGCGCTCAATTAAAGCACTCTTTCATTGCAGGTCATCTGGGTCACCTTAAACGGATTAGTTTATGCGAAGACGGCTCGTTTCCCACTGCAGTTATATTATAACATACCGAGTTTTTTTGAACAGTTATACCAGTCTCCAGTACCATAATTCTCTACAACATAATTAGAGACTTTAATTTGGTCAAGTGTACTTTCTCTATTTAAAACTACACCCATTTCTCTAGTATATCTTGTCCAAGTATCAGGTTGGTATTGTAGTATTCCAATACTGTGTTTTCCTACACCACCATCATTATAATGGATAGCTTTCGGATTATACGTCGACTCACAGTACGCAAGTTTTTTTATAGTACTTGCATTCTTTGGAGAAGCGTACTCTATAATTTCGGGTACGCTCATTTTATTTATTTTTTCTTGTTCTAGTTTTTGCAAAGCTAGTTGCTCTGCAGCCTTCTTATGCGATAGGTATATACGATGATAGTTTATTATTAAGATACCTGTTGCATATAACAGCCATGAAAGGAAGAGGGCTATTAAAATTCTGTTTAACATAGTTGTAGAAAATTGTGGAGGCAAGGATTTGACGTGGGGCAGTGGTTAATCAGCTTAACTGCCAACTGATACAAATTTGTTTTCCTACGTTTCCAAGTCACCTTGCATGGTATGAGTACTGTTCCCTTTCGGCTACCGAGCTCACGCTCCCTTTCCTTTGCAGGACTGATATTGTGGTCCAGGGTACTTACCATACCTATCTTTCGCTAGCGTCTACCTATTCCGCCACTCCACTACTTCTACTCTTAAAGTATAGCAAGGGAGCAAGATATGGCTAGGAAAGTTTTCCACATACAAAAAAACACCCCATTCGTCTAGGATGTCCTTTGATGGCGTGGAGAGATTGTGTGTAAATATATAAATTTGTTATTGGCCATTTATTAGTTGAGAGAGAAAGAACACCCTACTTCACTTTTACCACGCTGTAATATGTCTTGTAGGTTGGGGTTACTTTAATTATCGCATGTAGAGTTTTTTATACAAGAAAGTTATTAACAGATACAAAAAAAGCCACGCTTTTACACGTGACTCTTTTTGTGAAAAACTACTATCTGGGAGGATATGTAGATTATAGCATAAAAAAGACCCTCATCACAAGGGTCTAATTAGGTATGACTACTAAAGCCAATGAATAGACGTGTCAGGTCTATGTTTCAGCTGGTTCGTCAATGAGTTAATAAGGACAGGATTCTATCCCGCAAGGGAGACTGTCACAAGGCTTTTCGCAGAATGTACAAAGTTCTTTTTTAAAACTTTTAGGTCTTGGGCAATGGTTTTTTCCGCAGTTCGTGTTGTTGCTTAACCCGCAGAGGTCGCATCGTTTTGAATTTTTGGGCAAGGTAACGCGCATAAACTCTAACGTGTTTAAAGTTTCGACATTGCCTGTAGCCCATGAAAGGAGTTGAGACATAGTGCATGGGTTTTTATTTTAAAATGTGAATGAATTAGTTTAAACCAAAAAGGAAAGCTACCCGTGGCTACTAAAGTAGCATTCCTTTCCGTCATTAAAAGAATAAATAATAAACTTTCATAATTAATTATACCACCCAATAAAAAGAAAAACACCTATCAAAGTGTCTTTCTGTGGATATTTATACTAATTATCTCTCTAGGTCGTAGAAAGAATCTGATATAGGAGATGAAGGAGGTGTATAACTTGAAGTTGTTTTACTTGTGGTATCGTCCGTCTTAGTCCCTGTTACAGTACTGGTTGTAGTTTGCATACTTTCTTGTGTGCTTTTACCGGTGAAAAATCCAAGCACAGCACTCATAACACTTGAAAATAATCCAAATATAGCGCTAAATCTTTCTGGTACATATCTAATAGTAGCGTAAAATGTAATTAAACATAATACTACTATTAAAATAATTAGAACTACCCTTGTTGCTGATTTTAACATATTAAATACTCACTTTTAAAAATTGTCTGATAATATTTTGAAACTCTACGAGACCGTTCGAACCACCATTTATTTTACGCCTTACTGTGACCCAATCTTGTTTTTCACAGTCAAGCTGTATGTTTCTATCTTTGAAGTATTGAGCCAAGACTTTAGCACTCGTCGTAACGTCCATAAGTGCCTCAGGGTGCGTTAAAAGGTCAACACCGATTGCCTTGCCATAGTTAGTGTAGTTAGAGCGTCCTGTGAGCTGGATGAGTCCTCTGCCTTTGAATCGCACCCCATCTCCTGGTTGCGTATTCCCAAGACTTACCCTACCTTCATAATCTTGTCCACCTGCGTATTCTTCTTTAGGTTTGTAGTCTCGTCCTACTTCAACACGGCATGTAGCTAAAGCACCGATAAGAGTAAGCCTGCTAAGAATACCGCAATCATTAAGAGCATTTTCAACTGCATCGTAGCACTGTTCTGCATAATTTTCATTTGGTTCATTTTTGTAGAATGATAAAAATTGGTGTTTGAGCATACTAGTTGTTTATATTATGTTTAATAAAAATCCATAATCCATACACTGCACCTATCGCACTACCAAGTAGAATTATTGTTTTAAGAAGCCACGCTGTAGTAGAAGTCCAACTTTGTAAACTTTTCATTACTTCGATTGATGGGGTGACATCTTTACGCCATTGTTTTGCTTCTTCTTTGTCAGCTATGTCTTGTCTAATATAGTCTTCGATTGTCTTTTGCAAATCACCAAGAGCTTTTGAGTGGTCAGCGTCGTTTTTTTTATACGACTCATGTCGCTCTTCACTTAAACGTCTACTTGCTTCTGTTGATTTTGTTAAGTCATCAATCATTTTTTCTAATTGGTGGATAGATTTTTCAGCCATACTATAACTCTACTGATGCACTCTGTGACGATTGATTATTCACTGCCTGCTGTACTTCTAATGTGCACTGTTCAAATGCATCTTTTCTTGCTTGCCAAAGGTCAAAATTATCTTTTGCTCTTTGCCACTGCATATTGATGTGCGCTCCTGAAAAAGCAATGGTAGGAGTTATCGGTGGTTTGCTCTCTATTAATTGCCCGTTTGTCATCGTATACGTGACAGCGGATTGTGTTGGTGATTTGTTTTCCATACCTAAATTATACTATTAAACTTATAATTTCGCACTAAATTCCTTGAACAAAGAACCAATCAACTGTATTGGCATCTGCTCCATTTGAACTATTTATTGTGAAACTCGTTCCTGCTATAACTGTTACCCAATAATTTCCTATATTTGTTCCTCCCCTCGATGTTACATTGAATCTTGAAGTTGCAGTTACGGTTGTATTAGATACCGTGACTGTTCCTCCTGATAAGGTCGCTGTTCCAGATGTAGCGTTAGAGCCTTCTTTAATTGAAACTCCCATTCCTGATTTGAGCAGTGACAAACCTAAAGTATCAAATGCACCGTATGGGTCGAATGTACCTGAACCTAGACCAACTCCAATAGAAAATCCAGCAACTCCTGTTGGACCAAGACCACCTGGGTCAACAGAAGCATAAAAACCGTTGACTAGTATGGCATCAGGGTCTCCAATGAGACAAGATAGTCCCTGCAAGTCTATTTGAAATGCTCTACTTGTTGGAGAAGCCCAAAAAGTATAAATATTAGTTGCTTGGTCAAAATCAAAGAATGAACCAGTCGACATATTAGTATAGTCTCCATATGCTTGGTAACCTCCTTGAATGTGAACACTTGATACTAGGGTCCCTGGGTCATATATATCTACAGATGTATTGTCCACTTGGATTGTTTTACCATATCGAGAATAAATATAAAATGTACTTGTATCTCCTAAACCTACAGTATAACCACTTGCATCAATTTGAAAATCATTGCTTCCTAATACATTATCCAGAGAATTGACATCAAAAGCTCCTGAGTGCCCAACAGAGAATTGAACTACATTAAAACCATTATTTCTCATGTAGTATGAGTTATAAAAGTTCAGTCCATCAGGTGTATAAAGAGTGTCTTTATTTTCCCATTTAGAAGTAACTGAGTTGTATTCTAGGTCTTGGTGATTTTCTGGGGAGACAATAGAAACATCAGTTAGTGCCGATAAAGTGCCTGCGAACTCATCTGATGGCTCTTCAAGTAACCCACGCATAAGCCTAGTTTAAATTAGTTATAAAGTCTTGAAGTTTTTTTACTTTCTCTTCAAAAGCGGATTTTTCGGCAGTAAAAGTTTCAAGATTTGCATTCAGCGTATTCTGACCATCATTTATAATCTTTAATTTTGTATCAACTGCAGTTTCTTTTTGGGATACAGAGTATTCTCGGTCTGAGAGTTCTTTAGATTTTTTGGTAGCATCTTTGTTTATTTGTTCAACAGAATCCTGTAATGAAACTTTGTTTGCAAGCAATTCATTATATGAAATTGTGAGTGCATCAAAATTACTCTGCAAAGAGTCCACCTGTTCTTTGAGATAGTCTTGTTGTTTGAGAAGTGTGTCGTTGTCTTTTTGTATCGAAGCATTAGCCTTCTGTAAAATACCTGCTCTGGTTTCTAGCTCGTACACATTTTGTCTAGCTCTCTCAGTAGCTTCTTTTACATCTTTTGGTAAGACGATGTTGTCAGTTGGTTGGTCTAACATATTATAACTCCAAGATTGTGTATCGAGGTGAAGTTCCTGCAATGGTAACGATACCAGTATAGACCGTTCCTGTAGACATAGAGAAAGAACCTCCAAGTCCATCATCATTACCTGTACCTCCTTTTAATACTTGGTGAAATACTGTTATTGACGCGCCTGAGCCAAGCAAAACAAACAAAGGGTTTGTACCTAGGTTCTGTATTTGAAAAGCGTTACGTTTTGGGTTAGCTGCCAAAGCTGTCGCAGCTGAAGAAATGGCTGGTGTATTTACGTTCTTGGTTTGATAAATTATAAGCATATATATATTCTATTATTTTACCTCAATGTTTTAATGGGGATATACTAAGGCTGCCGTCAGTTTATAAAAATACTTCTATAATCACCCCCTTTGATTGCAATGGCTCCACGTATGTTTTCTTTTTATTTTTTTCTACTTCTAGGTATTCTTGGTAGGTAATAGGTTTCTGATACTGTAATGTCACTTGAGTGGCAATTCTCTGGGGGTTGAAGTTTCCTTGAGGTAAAATGACGTATTTCCGAGCTTGTTTTTTAACTGACGTCCAATCACAACCAAAGAAATAGGCTATGTTCTCGAATGACCAGCCTGCACGCCTCATCATCATTGCCATGTAAAGTTTGTCGGTGTCGGTGAATAGTTTTTTATCTCCTTTGGTCATACTTATATTATACAACATTTTATTTTATAATGTAAATATGATTTATTTTTTTTCTAGTATGTTTAATCCTTGCTTTACTTTCTAGTGATGGAACTATTGAGGGGCTTTTTCGGTAACTCTATTTACAAGATTTCCTACTAATGGAGCTTGAGAAAATTTATTTAATACGTTCATTAATCTATCTCTACCTTTTAGACCTATTCCTAGTGCTCTTATAAATTCTCCTACTACTCTTGGAGATGTTGTAATAGCTAAACCAAGTAAAGGCAATATAGCAGCAGAATGAGTAACTGCTGTTATTCCTCCTACTCCACCCTCAAACACTCCAGCTAATCCTCTAGGAACTATAGAACTTAATCTTTGACCAGCAATACTACTCATTAAATTACTCCCTGTTGCTTCATCTAATTCCTGCAATACTTGTTTACGGAAATCATTATTTTTAAGTGCTGATGTAAGTTTTTTAAATGAAGTCTCTACGGCTGCTTTATCTCCTAAAGAGAGACTTTGTTTTATGTCTTTGATTGCATCAGTAGCATCAGAATACGCTTTCATTGATTGTGAATAACCTGGGTGTTCTTCAAGAACACTTCTTGTTGCTTTAGATACAGCACTGGTAAATGAACGGACAGAAGAAGATGGATTATCTAAGTCATAAAATGCTTGCTTCAAGTTATCTACACCGACTGCTGTTCTATCTCCTGCTTTTGTACCAAAGTTTTTCATTTCATTCACTATTGTGTTTATATCATTTTGGGCAGAGTTATTAAATCTAATCTTAGAACGGCTAAAATCAAGAGTCCCATCATTTGACATAGAAATATTATAATTTTTCATTTGATTATTTATTTCTTTTAATATAGGAGAAATATCAAAATTCTTTGTACTTTCTTGCATAGTACTCAACATTTTTCTATATTCTTGACTCCTTGATTCCACTACTTGGTCTAACGCATCTCTAGCTTGAGTAACAAGTTGGTCAGGGGAAGTATTACCTCTCAGAGCTTGTGTAAATGATTTTAACGCATCTCCACCTTTATTACTTGCTTGTAACCCCTGTTTAATCGGTTCATACCCTACTCCTGTTTCAAGACCAAGAGTTTGTCCTACTAATTTTGGTAATACACCATTTGCATATTTTACTGGTTGTGCTACTTTTGTACCTACTTTATTTAAATTTTCTAGTGCTGTTGTTCCTGCAACTTTATCAAGAGCCGTAGCTCCACCTTCCATTAAACTCATAACATCTGCCCCAAACCCAGCTGGGTCTTCGGTTGCAGTTTTTTGTGCGTTTTCTAATGAACCATATCTATTTACTAAAGCACTTTTAAACGCATCAAATGTTTGCTGATTTAACTTCAAATTTTCTGGTAAGTTTGTAGTATCTTCTTTGCTGAATCCAGCTAGTGCATCTATACCTTTTTCCATACCACCTGCAGCTAAATGACCCAACCCAGTTACAGTATCAATAGGGTGAGATATTGCATTTACTATTCCTTTCCCCAAATTAAGAAAAGAAGACGGTAAATTACCAATTGCTTTTAAGCCTGCATTTAATCCATTTTCCCCTGGTGTACTACGGAATACTGCTCCGTATTCATTTGGATAAGTATCTTGTTCCTTTGTGGGTGATGGTGCGGGTTTGAATTGGTCTACTTGTGGTAGATTGTTTACTCCTGCTCCATTGTTTTGATTACCACTTAATTCATTGTAGTACTGTGATACTTTTAATGCGTGTCCTGGGACATCGTAATGTACTCCCATAGAGTTCGTACCTACTGACGGTTTTCCATTTTTAAAAGTCCCAGTATACGCATCTGGTTCTCCTTCCCCTGCATTCCACATACTCGCAATTTGTGCTGGACTATACCCCGCTTCTTTTTTTTCTTTCACGAATGAGTACGCAATTTTATTCTGATTTTCTACTGAAGGTTCTGCGTGACTATCTCCAAGATACTTTTGTGCGTAGTTTCTATATGTATCTGGCATAAATTGATAACGCCCAAATTCCCCAGATTGTCCTTGTTTAGTATAGGCATTTGGGTCATCTCCAGTCTCCGTTTTCCCAAGAGCTGAAACAAAGTTTTTAATTTTTGGGTCTATTGTGTCCATATTACCATTGTGTTGCAAATCCTCCATTATTCGAACCACCTGAATTAGTCTGACTACCTCCTTGACTCTGTTGATAAGCAGATTGTGCAGTTGCCTGTGCGTTCTGTAATCTTGCTTGACCTTCTTGTTGTGCTGCAGAAATTAAAGCTTGCAATCCACTCATAGAAAGTGAGCCATCTGACATAGCATTGATTTTGGCTGTGATGTCACTAGGGATAGTTCCTCCATTTGCTGAATACAGTGCTGAAATAGCAAGTTTAAGATTATTTATATTTGAATTAAATGTTACCTGTCCTGGATTTGAAAGACTTGTTTTTACATTCGCAAGTGTCGCATTAGCTGGAGCATATTGGAATGGGTTAATAGAAGCACCTTGTGCATTTTGTACTGTCATGTTAGCTGCCGAAGCAATGTTATTCAAAGCTTGATTAAGTGCCAACACCGCTGGATAATTTTGTGTATATGCGTTAGCTCCTGCATTTACTCCGACAGTTCCACCAGTAGTTATATTGCTTTGCTGAGCTGAACCTTGAGCTTGGAGTTGTAAAGGATTACCACCTGCTTGAAGAATAGCATTATCAAGCATTGTCTTGCCTGCATTTCCAGCATAACCCATAGAAGCTACAGCTTGTTCGTAAGTCATTTGACCATTCATAATTGCCTGAGCGAAGGATGGAGCTTGTGTTTGCGGATTCATATTACCTCCTGAAGCACCTGGATTAAGAGGGTTGTAGTAGGTTTGTCCATATTGTCCGAGTTGTGGTTGACCTGCACTAATAAGATTTTGTAGAAGTCCTTGTTGAAGACCTTGTTGAGTATTAGCTTGTCCGAGTCTATTTGTAGCTGCTTCATACTGTGAAGAAAGTGCCGCCTGACCAGTGTTGTATTGATTCTGTAATTGTCCTTCTAGTCCTGTCGCTTGTGTTAAGAATCCTGCTGTACCCTCAATATTCTTACGCTTTTGAGCGTATTCTTGTGCTAACTTAGTCTGTTCTTCTTTGACTCTGCGTGCTTCTTCTGCTGCTGCAGTATAGTCAGCACTTGGTTCTTTAGAGCGATTGTACGCATCAGCTATCATTTGAGAATATAAACCAGCATTACTTTGATTGTTCCAAGAAGTTGGTGTACCCGATGTTCCATTTTCAGTACTACTTGCTGTCGCTGTTGTTGGTGTAGTATTTTGAAAATTTGCGGGTAGTGTATTAGAAGAACCTCCACCGCTAGACGGAGCAGACGCTTTTACCCCTATAGAACCACTTGAAGAAGGAGCTGTTGCTCCTGTGTTAAGTTTACCTGTAACAGTGTTGTATGGATTCATTGCCCCTGTAGCAGTGTTGTATGTAATACCACTAGGTGGATTACTAGCTTGCGTATTAGCTGGCTTAAGCACTGCTGTACTTGCAATACCAGTTTTTGGAATATTTAATGTTGTAGCTGGTTTAGCTACTGTTGTTGGAGTGGTTTTAAAATTTGTTGCTTGAGTATTTGCTGGCTTGAGACCAGAAAGTGTACCACTGCTTGGTAAAGACAGAGAAGTTGACTTAGGAGCTGGTGCTGGGGTTGATTTTGCTGTTGCCATATTAAACTTGTGATACAGATCTTTGATACAAATTAGGATTGCTCATATCTGTGATTATGTCTGGTAATACGATTGATGTTGTTTTACTTCCAAATTCATCATCTAACTGAGCGAGTCCAGCGTCATATAACTTTTGATAAAGGCTAGCTCTGGTTTCGTCTGGGAAGCGTGTTGTGTAGTAAATGTAAGCCATTCGGTACAGAGGTAGGTCTTGGTAGTCTTCTGGTAGTAAAGGTGCTTCTCCAATGGTAAACGCTCCTGCAGTCACTGTCGCTCCGCTGTAGACGTTTTTCAAGACGAGTACAGTCGCGGAAGTTACTGATGCAATTTGATACCACTGGTTATCTCCGTTGTTTGTATTCGTGGATGAAAACGGCACTCGTATCCATTGACCTGCCATTGAGTTAGTAAAGGTTGTTCCTGTACCTGTAACGGTCGTTGTGTTCGTTGTAATTGCTACTGTACCCGTTGTGTAATCTGACTGTGAAAGGTCTATAATCCTCGTCTTGTAGTTTAATGTCATTGTATTACTAGAAGACGCAGGGATTGGGAATATACCTACTTGCCCATTGTATACGAAGAAGTACGATGGAAAATCTTGATAAAACTGAATCGTATTTAATGCGTCCCACATTTGACGTGAAGGACATTCTTTTGGTTGCCAAAGTACACCACCAATTGTAATAGTTACATTTATAAGTTTTTTTACTTGTGGTGGTAAATTATAGAATTGTGTTTGTGCAACTGTTCCGCCTGGAACTGTATAACTTCGCTCATTAAAATAGTATTTTGTCGTCAAATACCTCAAGGATTGGTTAATTTCCTCGGTTGCCCAAGTTACATTGTCTGTGAGAGAATTGTTGATATATCTAGGAATATCGTTTTGGTAAGAGGTAAATGTTCTAATAAGCCATTTCTTTAACTTCTAATGTTTTTTTATCAAACTTTCCGTGACAACTTGGACATAGTCGTTTCCAATCTGATATTTCTCTTTTGTATTCTTTACTTATATTAGCCCAATGCATTTGATGACCTTCACCAAATATAAAACAGTCAGTACATATATTAGGTTTTCCCAAATTTCTTTCTACCCAATTATGTAATGCTCTGTATTTTACACTATCTCCTTTCCAGTTATAATTTTTCTCTCCAGTAACTAATTCTTTAAACCAAGGTTTTTTTATACCTGCACCAAATCCTTTCAAACCCTTATTCCAAGATACAGTGCCTTTTTTTGCGATAGAAGAACATAGATAAGAGCAAAATATCCTATAGTTTCGAGATTTTGGAACTTCAAATTTAACTAAACATTGTTTACATTCTTTCTGTATAGCACCTACGCCTTTTCTTGGACTTGGAATACCTAAATGGGCAATAGACAGTCTTTCTTTTTGTTCAATTGTCATTTTAGAACCTTTACGCATATATAGTTATTATCTATTAAATAGCCACTTTATAAATAGGGATATTAGACTTGCGTTCCTACAACAGTCCAGTTAGAGCCATCGTAGATATACAATTTTCCATTTACTGAAGCAATAGCTCCTTTTATTTTAGCAGTTGGTACAGTAGTTCGGTCAGGTAGTTTAAAATAGGGCTGGGCAAAGTCTAAATTCCCTGCGTCTACGTGTGGTGCATCGCTCCCCGTGTGTGAGTGAACAGGGATATAAGATAATGCAAATTGGTTGTCTTTCGCATTCTGAGTAACTATATCTTGTATCATTTCCCGTATCATTTTTTTATCATTATCGTCTATCATTTTGATATACCCTTTATTCTAATTTCTTTTAATCTAGTATAAGAAGCAGAAGTTGTATTTACAGTATTCAGAATTGCCTGTATTTGAAGCCATTGAGCATTTTTGAAATTTACCTCACCACTAAGTGAATAATTACCGACGGTACTATCCGACAAAACCGTAGTGTATCCTGTGTCCGAATTATTAAATATTAATCGCTGTTTTAGTACAATACTTTCACCTGATACAAGTGGTCTTGTAAGTTTGTATTCAATACGAGCAAATTCTCGTGGTTTATCATATGTGCCTATTGGTATTAAATCATAGTCTATGGTTGCTTCAGAATTTGTATACGCTGTACCTATAGTTTTATCTATTCCACTGTACCCACCAGAATTTGCTGAAACCCAACCTATGTATAAATCAGCTGCCGAAGAAATATACCCTGCGGCAGGAGGAAAAGAATTGAAAGACGATGGTTGGACATATACAACGGCAGAAGCGTAACCAGCGTACGTTCCATATGATAATTTATTAACTAATCTTAACGCCTTTGTATCTAGGTCTATCGCCCATAATCCACCATATGCAGTTACACCCGTAGCAGAAGAATAATCTTGTGCTAAAACACCAAAGTAAAGTTGATTTTTATTACTCGTTGCTCCTCCCCATATATAGTTATATTTTTCTCTCCCACCTATATGGTCTGGTATTTTCTTAAATAAACCAACTTGGGACCCGTTCGTGTAATAAATACGCCCTTTAGTACCGCAAAATATGAAAGTATTTGTATTAACAGTAACCATTTTAGCCATATTAAATTCAGGTACAAGAATTGGATAATTTGGAAGTGATGAAAATGTGTCCCAAGGATATACAACATTCAACTTACCTCCCACTAATAAATTATTTCCGAGTGGGGCAAGACACTGGGCTACGTCGTTGAAAGGTAATACTTGTGTTTGGTCAAATACGTATGTAGCTAGTGTAGTTGGCACAAAAGGTACAGCTGGGTCAGCTTGATAAAAACGTCCTATATAATTTGAGTCACAATAATAAACTTTATTATCAGGAGCCAGTATTGCTTCATGGTTATAATAAGCAGAATTAGTTGATTTCATATATCCTGGTGCATTACCAGTAGATGCGTCACTGGGTTTCCAGCCATATGTCCAAGTAATTGTTGCTGTAGGACTTGTCCCTGAAGGGAGATACAGCGTTGCAAAATCTATAGCACTGTTTCTAAAAACAAATAAATACGTTATAAAACTTGTTAGATAATCAGAAGCACGAAATGCAATGATTCCGTTACCTTGTGTAATACCTGCACCGATTGTCGTTGCATTACCTAAATATACAAAATCTGTTGTTATAGAGGTTGTACCCCAAACTAATCCATTATTATCTACACAAAAAGGTATTGACCCCCCAAAACCAGTAATTCCTGAAACTGTAGTAAAATATGTTGGGACACCTATTTGTGGAGAAGTCCAAGTTCCCGTACCAGTTGCAGTAATGTTGATTACCGTTCCTGTACCGTACGGATTATTATACAATTTAAATGTTGTAGAAGTTACTAAAGAAACCCAGTACACCGTACCAGCTGTTATACCTGTAGGCAAGCCACCTCCAGCGAAAATAATTGCTGTTCCTGTGGTTAAAGAACCAGAAGATATAGTGAGTGTCACTATATCAGTAGCAGGGTCTGCTGAAGTAACTGTCCCTGAAAATCCTGTGTTTAAACTTGTAACACAAGAAACTGATAAACCGACACTAGCTTCTCCAGGTATAGCAGTTATATCAACATTTCGCATATTAGAAATACCATCGTAAGGAGAATCCCCGATTCCTTTTTCGTGTCCATCTAAAACAATACTATTATCATATGGGTCAATTCTCCAAGCCATATTATATTTCCTCTATTGAGATACGTGTTATTTCTGCAGTTGTTCCCACAGCACCACCATTTATTTGTGAAAGTTGGTTAGTAGAGTTATAGATTATTCTTAATTCTATAGATGTTGATGCCACTGTCGTTATATACCCCTCGGCTGGTAAAAAAGTGGAAACGTTTGCAGCGGCAAACGTGGACGGAATGAACACAGCAGTTGCTCCAAAATAAGCACTTCCTGTATTATTGTAGCAAGAAAAAATTATCTCACTTGTTGTTGCTGATGTGGTTCCAAAGAGAGATGATGTTATTCTAAATGTTTTACCTGCTGGTAAAGTAAATATTCCATTTGCTTGCCCTGAACCAGTTGCCAGCGTAATACCTGTACCCTGCTGAAATAAAATGGTATTAAATTCAACATGATTTGTTTGAGCTAAATTACTTAGCTGAGTACTTGAAAGGGATGCTTGCATAACTTCTTTAGTCCCGCTCTGTGTTGCATCTACTAAAAGCCTGTGCGTTGTTGGGTCAGCATAAATAGCTACGGGCGTCGAACCGTCGACATTTGATGTACCACCTAATACTGTTATTCTGTTGTTGTCTCTTGGCAAAGAAATGTTCATACTATGTTGATTTAGTTAATAATAACCCAGCTGAGTTAGTGTAGACCGATACAGGTGTTACTCCATCAGCAGAAGATAGAGCCCATACAGCAGGTACTCTGTTTGAGTCTCTTTGTACATTTGTAGTAGTTAAACTTGAACCAGAAGTGCCATTTGAAATTAAAAGGTTGTGACTAACAGGGTCTGCTTTTACAGATATAACAGTTGCCCCGTCAGTGTTGAGAGTCCCAAGTAATGTCGGTTTTCTGTTGTTGTCTCTTGGAGTAGAAATAGCCATAGTCCTATTATGTCTATAAAAAACTAGTTATGAATAGGGATATTGAGACGGACATATTCACGCTCCAGTGTCTCACGCATATCTTGTACTTGTGCTTCTCTTACTCTGATTGCTCCAATCTCTCTTATATTCTTTTCTTCTCGGACTTCAAGGTTGATTTCTTTGAGGTCTAATTCTCGTTTACGCTTATTCCAAAGTTTGTCATCTTCTTGCTGTTTCACGTGAAACTGTGCAATCTGCTCTGATAGTAATTGAGTACCATTTCTAGTAGCCTCCTGTTGCTTTAAAATGCCCTCCTGTGCGACTTTTTGTTTCTTTTCGACTAATGATACCTTTTGTTCTCTGTCTGCAACATCGGTTAATTTTGACTCAAGTAGCTCTATGGTGTTTTCTATTTGCTCCTCTTTTGCATCAAGAGACTTTTTGTACTCTAAAGCATCTGACATTATCTTATCTGCTTCACTTTTGTACATATTAATTGGGATAAGAGCCTGTTTTTTACGTTCTTCTATAAATTCAACTTCTTTTGTCATTTCTGTCAATCTTTTTGAGTGTTCTTGTTCCTCATTCGCCCACGTTTCACGATTTCGAGCGAGAGAAACATTAAAGTCAGCCTGGGCATTGGCTAGTTGCTGGCTTACTCTCTGAAGTTCGTCTTTTGTCTCCTTTATACGAAGTACATCACGGGCTAATTCTTGACCGCGTACATCCTTAACAGCGATTGGAGACAGTAGTTTCATTATTTTGAAATTGTTTTTACTTTGATATTAGATTTCTTCTCTACTTCTACTTTTGGAGCAGTGAGGTCGGCAAATTCTTCAATAGAGCGAGGGGCATTGTCTAAAGGTGAACCAGCAGATGACTCTGCAGATAAATCAGCTTTAAGTTGTTCTCGAATTTCAGCACGCATCACTTGAATTTGTGGCGATTCCTCATCTTGTTCGAGCACACGGCAAATCTGGTCTTCCCAAACTTTACGAGCTGCCGGAACACCAAGAGATGATGAAGCGCGATACATGTTTGGTAGTACATTAGGATTATTTTTATAGTGAGTTATTTCGTCTAATTTCGCATTACCAATCATAATCTTATCTACCAATGCTTTAGTTGCTGTGACGGCAAGATACTGTGGCAGTTCTACTGTTTGGTTTTTACCCACAGTTGAGACAATTGCACCGTCCCACATTATACTAAAAGGTTCCTCCGTTATGTTCGTCCAAGCGAACCTTAATGTTGGATTGTATACACCTTCTGGGTGCAAAATATCTTCTTGTGCCATAATGAATTATGTTAAGATTAGAGTCTAAACGCTCTATCATATATCTATTATAAAAGAAAAAACCCCTCCGTGCAAGCACGTGGGGTTAATTCTTTTTAGTAGAAACTAGTCAATTGTGAGGAACACCATACCGTATTCTGTAGTTGCTATACCTGTGATAGCGATACCTACAGGAGCCTGTACACCAGCGAGCGCTTCTACAGCACCAGCTGTACCGTTTGAAGCTGCTAAAGATGTACCTACTACAACAGTACCATCAGCCAAAAGTGAACATTGACCATGAGTTTGTACCCAACCATACTGTGCTGCAGTAATGTTGTAAACTGCTGCTCCAACTGGGACAGAAGAAGCCGTTGCTGGGTTTACAATTACGTTAGTATATGGACTAAGAATCATATCAATTTTAACTGTACCTGTAGTTGCTACAACAATAGGGTCTTCAAGATAGATAGTAGTTACAGCTGCTGTTGCTGCTGTATTCCCCTTAATCTTGTAGGTAAATCCTGCACCTGTAGTTGCACTTGTAACAGTTAGGAAACCACCAGCCAACTGGTTGATTGTAACTGTTACAGTCGTAGTAGTTGTGATAGATGTTGCACCAACTGCTGACACAGCACAAGTAAGGTTTTGGAAGTTTGTAGTATCTTCAGCAGAAGCCTGTTGAAGTTTACCTGATACCAGTGCTGTTGCACCTGCAAGCACATAACGAAAGCCACGACCATCACCAGATGTGGCGAATGCACCTAAATCTGTTCCTTGTGTAGATGAACTCGTAAAGATTTCTTGTGGAGTCACCATTAAATTTGCTTTTAATACACTCATATATATTTACTCTTGAATATCTAGCTCCACCACCGTCCTTTTAAACATAAGCTAGGATATTCGTTAATTTTTAATCTACTACGAAGCTGCAAAGATTCCCGACTGATATACCATATTGTAGTCTGTTCCGTTTGAAACAATAGTTATAGTATCCCCGACGACTGCTGTTGCTTGAGTGTTAGTCAAGGTAGTTGTTGTGGTAATTGCTGTACCTGTTGCTGAAGTCTTTGCACGGATAACTGCTCCTGTTACTGTAAAACCTGCTGTAGTGTTAGCACAAATAAATGTGTATGTAAGACCTGCTGTAGTTGCTGCTGGTATTGTCCAAGATGGAGTACCACTTGTAGACCTGTTGATGAAAACACCACCTGAGTCTGCTGCCGTCAAAACTACTGTTGCTCCTACGAGGGCATTTAATGTGACTGCACGAGTTTTAGGACCAGTTGGAGCTGTCCCGAATGTTGCTGCTCCCGTAACTGCCAAAGTGCTTGTAGTACTAATCGGTTTTTGTGAGTAATAACCACCTGCAACTTGGATTTCGTTTAAGTTTTGTTCTGCGTATTGAGCCATATATTTTTTCTACTTACCTAATAATATACGACTATACTCCTGTGATACCTGTGAGACGACCGTGTCGGCGTGGATTATCGGTACAAAGGTTACCTGCAAGGATAATGAATGAATTAAATGCAAACTGTGTGTTTACTTTAATAAATCCAGTCCAGTAGAAACCGAGGTTACCAACTTCATTGTACGCGTTCCCAGCGAACAACTTACCTGCAACGTCTACTTTCTTTGCTCCCTCAAATGCAGCGAGGTCAGCATCAAGACCATAGAAGTCAATATAGTTTTCGTTCAAGAATACCATGTTACCTGCGATAGCTTTTCTATCTGGGACGATTTCCATACCTGCGTACATAAGACCAGAGAAACCTTCATAGCCTTTGTAATTCGGAACAATGTTTACTTCCTTAAAGATTTTCTCTTGTGGTTGCAAAAGCTGTTCATACAAAGCCCAAGAAGCGTAATCTGTATATGCACGAGTTGGAGCTACAGTAGCATCGGAAATTGCATTGTAAAGAGTACGCATAGTTGCGAGTGAAAGAGTCGCTGAAGCTGTAACAGTTCCTTTCAAAGTCGTATAGGTTGTACGAGACAATCCACCGATTGTTGATACTGTTGTACCATCGTCAACAAGAGCAGTAAGTCCGAGGAAGTCCTTGTTTGAGTTTCCTGTTCCATCTGACCAAAGCATTGTACCGATACCATCAGCAAGGTCTTGTGCACGTGACTGCATTTCAACACGAGTAAGGTCGAGAACTTTAGCTGCTGTGTTGTTTGAAATAAGGTCGGTTCCGGCAAGAGCTACGTTAGCCGCTACGAAACGTGGGTTATACTTCATAAGCACACGAGTATCTGTAAATGATGTTGGCAACGCATCCATTCCAAGGAATGATTGAATTGCTGTACCTACCTGGTATTTGATAGGAAAGTCCATTGTTGCTGCACTGAAACGCTTTGTTTTAGAAAGCATTTTTGTAGCGAAAGTGTTTGCACGAAGCACTGTGTCGACAACGCGAGGCATTATCTCTTCGAGTGTAAGTGTATCAACGACGTTATTAAAAGCCATTATATTACTCTGTTAAGTTTATTGTTAATTGACTTGTAATTCCTTAACTAATTAAAGTCTTTTTTTCCATGCGTGCCAATCTAACGGGTTGAAGTTTTTATCTTTCTCTGTAAAATTGGTTTCGCCTTGGGTGTTTGTGCTAGAGAGCGCCGCAACTGAGTCTCTTTCTTTTCTTTGTGGGGCATTTGCTGAACCTTTTTTAAGTTCATATATTTCCCACGCTTTATGGAAAGGGAGTGTTACACCGAGATAGTTTCCGTCTGAATCTTTAGGAGTATACTCGTCTACAATATCAAGCACAGCTGATTGTTCTTTTTCTGTAACTTGTCGTCCGAGAACGTCAGATAGTTCTTCAAAATTTTCATCTATTGTACTAAGATTAATCTCAATACGTTGCTGTTCTTCGTATCGTTCATTACGAGCTGACTCACGAGCTTCATTCATCAACTGGTCTCTAAGTTCTGCATTAGCTCTACTTTGCACTTCCCACGCTCTTTGTGATGCCTCTGAGTCTCCATATAATTCTATCCAGTAATCTGGTATTGAATTTGATTGACTCTTGGTTTCATAAGAACGGGTTTGTTCAAGTTCTTCCGCTTTAGCACGCCAGTATTCAGCTTCTTGCTGAGCTTGCTTTGCACTATCGTGGTACTTCTTGAATCTTGAGTACGGTACTTTGGTCTCCTCTACTGACTCGACTTCTGCAACTTCCTCTGTTGTGATAGGTGCTTCCTGTTCCTCGACTGAGGTCTCTGGTGTTCGTGTGTCCATTAAGTCTTGTAAACTTTGTGAACCAGCTCCAAAGGCAGGTGCGTTCATATCTATTTTTGTTGTATCCATATTGTTACGGGGTTTAGCTTTCGCAAGGTTCTCCCTAGACCGTTAACTTTTAATTAAGCTGACTCCTCGACTGAGGTCTCAACTGCTTCAACTTCTTCTACAGGAGTTTCTACAACTTCTGAGTCAATGATGATTTCATCCATGTTATATTTTCAATTTACTAATAATTAATATCCATTTGGGTAGTTTTCTTGCATTTCTTTACCAGGAGAATTGTTGAACTTTCGTTCTTTTTCCATAGCATCGAATACAAAATCTACTCCTTTCTTTCCAACTTTCTTTACTGTAGACATTACTTTCTGGCCTGCGTTAGACATTTTGTTGGCTATGTCTTGCTTCTTTTTCTTTAAAGTGTCCATGTTATGCTCGTGGGTTTTCGTTCTTACCTAGCGTCATTTTATCTCCCATATTCTTTCCTGATGCACGGTTGAGAGATTGGTAGCCTTTTTGGGATTTCTTTCCGTTGCCTTTCGCTGTTAGTTTTTTTGCAAATTCTTCTTTTTTCATAATTACATATCATATTTACCAGTAAAAGAACCCTTGGCATTTGCTTGTGCGAAGTTAGAAGCTTTACCTTCACCATCGTATGAGGCTTGGTCATAGTTCATCATTCCACTTTTATCAAACTTAGAGTTTTTGCCGACCATTGCGTACTTTGGGGATTTTCCTTCTCCTCCTTTAGATTTTTGGTTGTAAACGGGTGAGTTACCTTTTCCAGTGCCACACATTTTACATGCCATGTCCATTTTTTTATCTTGTGTCTTCATAGTTATATTATGTGTTACTTTGTTTTTCTTATAGTAGGGATATTTTATAGTGGTACTGCACCAAGTAATTGTTGTGATTCACTTGATATTGCATCTGGTGAGCCTGGTGGTGGAGCTGTTTGTCCTGTGTCTCCTCCTGTTGGAGCGTTAATAGGTGCACCTCCTACTCCTGCTGGTTGTCCGAGTCCTCCTTGCTGTCCTTCAATTGTGAAACTTGGTAGATACATCTGTGGCTGGATTTGTCCTTTCTGTAACATCTGCCACAAGATAAGTTGATTGGTTGCTTGTACTGGGTCTGGGAAGTCTAGTTTTTGATAGAGTGACAGTGGGTCAATAGCTCCTTGACTCCAAAGGTCTACAGCTTCGTTTCTTTGGGTAAGTGGGTCTTTAGGAACAAGCGACCCTTCTTTGACGGTGACTGTGAGGGTTTTAAGGAATGGGAAGTCTGAGTTTTTTAATGCTATCAGTTCCATTCCTGCGGTCTTGCCTGCGGTTACAACAAAGTGCTCTTCGTCATAGTATACAAACATAAACTGCACCCATAGGTTGTAAACAGAGTCTGCTAGTTGTTCAATCTGTTCCGTTACTCCGCCACCAATACGCGAACTATCCATTTGGTTGATAAGTACTTTACCGCGTACAGTTTCAGTTGATTTTAAGCCATCTGGTGTTGAACCTGATGTACCAAAGATGTTTTTAATCTGTGTGCGGTCATCATTCATTGATTGGAACACATCTCCTGGGATTGGGTCAGCTGGGAATCTTTGTACTGCTTCTCGAACATCTCCATTAGGTACACGGATAGCTACACCACGTCTTAGTGCTGAAGCTGCTTGACTTGCTTGTTCTTCTGTAAATGCTTTACCTGAAACAACCATTCCGTTGTTCATTCCGTCTACGTTTTTTGCAATTTGTCTGCGTGTTTTGTTGACTGAGTCTTGGAGAGGTATGTTTTGTAAGATAAGAGAAGTTTCATCGTGTGGTTGAAGTCCTGTAGAAAATATAGAGAGGAAACGATATGGTGATGTTGGTACTTTCAAGTGGTTAGTTCCTTGTATTTCTGTAACGGTTTCTTCTCCTGTCATTGGGTCAGTTTCTACTATTTTCCCGTCGTAGTTCCAGTTGGGATTTTTAAACTTACCAAGCACTTCTTCTTCAAGAGTATAGAATACATCTTTTCCTTTGTACCACCATTCAAAGTATTCAAGCTTTGTTCCTTTCTTCCCACCTGCTTTCTGCATAATATATTCTGATTTTTTAGGGAACATCTTTGTGAGTATACTTGCTGTCGCTTGTTTCTTTTCTCCAAGATATTCTCCGACAAAATGTCCGCCTTCATCAATGTACCCATCTTTGTCAAATATCATTCTCTTAGGATTGATAACGTCTGTCTTGATTGATTTAGTCTCTACGTCCCAAGTTACTTTGATAACTCCGATACGGTAAATACTCCAGTGTCGTGTTGTTCTGGCTAGTTTTCTTCGTAATTTAATTGTGTCGGAAAGGTCAACAAGTGCTCCTTTTATGTCGTGGGCAATTTTCTGCCCTAGCTCAGAAGGGTCTGCGGTAACAAGTGGGTCGGGGTTAGCGCGTGTTGCAATAGGTAAGAATGTCTCAACTGCTTCAAAGATAAGATTATCAACAAGTTCGGTATTACCTGTGACATTTGCTCCGTCGTCACTTCGGTGTTTTCCTATCCAGTATTCAAAAGATAATTGTTGACTCTTTTCAATCGGAGCGTAGTACACGGCGTATGTTCTTTTCCATTGTGAAATAAGCTCGGAGATTTTCAATTCATCGAGAGTACTCTCGTAGAGTCCAATCGGTTGAGTGTTAGTGTTTTCGTTTACTCCTCCTGCTTTGTTTAAGTCACCAAAAATGCTGAGAGCTCCTTCAATAGCTCCTTTGACTGCACTAGATGATGTAGGGGTAGTTGCGAGTGACATAATTATTTAATGTTTGTATATTTGGACTTTAAATATGAAGCATCTTTTTTAAAGTTAGAACGTACTTCTGCATCATTTTTTTCTTGGTCAGTCATAGATTTTTTACGCATAGTGTTTCTTTGACGTTTTTCTCTCATGTATATTGCGTAACTATCTCTATCTTTTTCATTATTAAAAGTATGACCATATCCGATTATTGGCATTTTTTTAGCGAGTTCTTGTTTATTCATACTTCTATCGTAACTAAAATATCCCCTAGTATAATGGGGATATTAGCGTGGTAAGTATGTCGTTCCATCTGGTCTCACCTCAAGCCCCTTAGAGGCGTAACTTGTTGATGCCCCTTCGTGGAATGTACTTTGTGAATCCATAATTCTATCAAGTCCTATTCTTAGATACACTTGACTGAAGGGATAATCACACCGTCCTGAGCTTGGTTTGTTCCATTTGAACACTGGTGTTCCTAATGCACTTAATTCTTCAGTACGGTACATTCCTGCCCATTCTAGCCACACTTCTCGCCAGTCTGCTTCTGTCCCGTAGATAGGAAAACGTTTCTCGGTCATTTCGTCTATAACAAGCTGTAGTAGTTTATTCCTGTCTGCTGTTACTGTTCCCTCGTCATCGTTCCAGCTGATTATTTTATCGTTCTTTTGGTCTGCTCTAAAGAAACAAAGGAACACTCTATTTGGAAACTCCTCACGTAGTTGTCTCGGTCCGATAATATCTCCTCCTTGGTCAATTACCATCATTGCTGTAGGGTTCTCACGCATTAACTTCTTTAGCGGTTCATAGCTTTCTACTTTGTCAAAGAAAAACATTCCATATTTATTACCCAGCACAAAGTTGATTCCTTTCCCTGTGTCTACTCCAATTACCATCGGGCAGTCTCTTGGGTTTATATCTTGACGTAGGTTTTGCAAGAACATCTGGTTGGTTAGTTTATTACCACGCCCAATGTACGGTTGTCCTAGAACATAGTTAGTAAACTGCTCTTCGCTGAGTTCCTTTTTCTTATCTAAAATGTATTTTGCTGAATACCGAGGGACTATAAGTAGCGAAATCCAATATCCTGACACACCTGTCGGGTTGTCTACGGGGTGGTAACTTCTATCTTTGTATTTAGCTATCCAACGTCCTTTGTGGCGGTCTAATTCTTTCTTACACTTGAGACATCCAAAGTAAGGCACACCATCTTTATACATAATGTTCTCCATTGTTAAATACCATTCGTGTCCACATGCACAAGGAATAAACCAATACTTTTGGTCTGATTCTTCCCAGTGTTTGTCTACTCCGTGTCCTGGTGTACTTGGGTTACTTAAATACCATTCCCATCCATATTTACTGTGCTGTAGACGAGTCTTGTACTGGGTGACAATGTCTTGTTTACTTCGGTCTGTTTCGTCTGAAATATATAAATCTGCAGGAATAGCCAAGGCTGCGGTTTCTGTCCACGTTCCACGATAGTAAATAACAGCTTTCCCTAGACGCTTCTGTTCAATTGAGTCCTTGTCTTGTGTCCATTCTTGAAATATAGGATTGTTAGATATAAGACGATTAGTCTTTGCAGATACTAATTGCTTTACATCAGCAGAAGAGGGCATGGAATAAATAATATCCATGCCCTTATTCTTTGCTACCCAGAAAGCTTTGATGTTTACAAGAGTTGAAAGTCCTATTTGTGCCGCCTTGAGGATAGCTTGCCTTGGAGCCATATCTTGGTATATATCCCAAAGGTACGCGTGGTCTTTAAAATCAAGAGGTTCTCCTTGGTCATTGGTAACCTTATACGCTTCAAGGAACACATGTATACTCCTCTTTGCTAGTTGTTCAACAAGTGGACTAGGCATTTTTATAGCTTCTCCTCTTTTAACTTCTCTGCCATACGTTCAGCTAGTTCATCTAAGTTAGTATCATTAATCTTTTCTCCTTTAGTAGTTACATCTGTTTCTGATTTTTCTTTGTAACCATGATTATTTGAAAGAATGAGTTTTGCTATTGTTGGATTGTAGTCTCCAGAAAGTCCTTTATTTAAAACAACTCTAGCTTGTTTTGCTCGTAATTTGTTCAAAGCGTCGGAAAATTCTTCATACTTATCTTCCCATTCATACAAAGTATCCTTGTGTACACTTAATTCAAAAGCTAATCCTTCAATACTTGGTAAATTTACTCGTGTTCTTTTTTCATATGAGTTAGACTTTTCTCCTATTGTTTTTTCATAGTCGTATTCATCGTCTTCGCAAGAATTTATATACTCAAGTGTTTTTTTGAGCATCTCTTTAGAGTATATTGTTGGTCTTCCTGCTGGCATGTTATTGACTCATAAATTGTGGATTATATTTGTAGAACAGATTATCATTCCCTTGCAAGATATCTCTTTTAAATATCTTGGCATAGCTTCTTTTCTCGGGAACTCCTTTCCATTGGTCTTTTCTAATTATATAACTATGTTTACATTCTGTACAGAGAACTCTTAGAGCTGAGTCTCCATCGTTGATTTCTTTAATCTTGTGGCATTTACTTTTGTTGTCGCATTCTTTGTAGTTCATCTTTGTTTAAATAAATAATAAAAGAAAGAAATTCTATATCTAATATTCTTTTGTTTTCCATAGTCATGCCGCTTTGTTCTAGGTATTCATACCATTTTTGTAAAAGGTTTTCAGATGTTTTTTTGTTTTTACTCATTTACTACAGCCAAGATACCGTTAGTTTCTACATTGCAGAAATAGTATTTTTGGTCATTATGCTGAATAATATCTACCGCCCAAGCTTTTACAAATACTTTGTCGCCTACTTTAACATAATTACATTCTTCTGGGACAGAGATAACTTCTGCATATTCTACTGCACTGTCTCTACTTGATGTGATAAGTGCTCCTGCTTTAGCTTCTTCTATTTTAAGTTGGATATTGTTTCCTAGTGGTTTAATTGTCATTGTGATATTCAATAGTTATTTTTTTAATAAGTTCTCCAGGATTCCAATCACCTTTTTGTATCCGAGTTACCATCAGCGCCGCGTTTGTACCGTCTGGTAGGTTGGTTGGGAGTGCAAAAGTAGTAGCTCCTGATTTTTTATCTACAAAGAGAGAGAGTTTCTCTGGGATTGTAAGCTCCTGTACGTTATTTTGGTTCGACATAGTCTGTTATGACCGCTGTGGTCGTTATAAACGTGCCTGCTGATGATACTGCATTTTCAAGAGCACATCGTTCGACCTTTGCTGGGTCAATAATACCTTCTTTGAGCATATCTACGTATTTATCATTTTTTACATCATAGCCCATTCCTTCTGGGAGATTTTTGATTACTTCGGTATAGTCTTTACCTGAATTTTCTATAATCTTACGGATTGGTGCGGTGAGAGACTTCTTGAGGATTTCTTCTCCAATAGTTTTTGCTTTCATTTCGTTCGCGATTCTGTAGAGTGTGATACCTCCTCCTTCGACAATACCTTCTTCGAGAGCTGATTGTACTGCTTTTACTGCGTCCACTGCTTTATCTTTTAAGTATTCTCTTTCAAAGTCTGTACTTGCACCGATTCTTAGTTGTGCAATTCCACCTCTAAGACGTGCTACACGTTGCTTGATATTACGTGCTGTGTACATATTTGGCTCTGTCTCTGCTTTCCACTCTAGTTCGTCAGCATATGCTTTTGCTTGTACTCCATCTCCGATAAAGAGTGTTTTATTTGCGTCACAGACTACTTTCTTTGCATATCCAAGGTGTTCTTTTTGGAAGTTTTGAAAGTTAATACCAGTAGAGTTTGAAATAAGTTTTGCTCCAGTAGCTCCGGCAATGTCTTCAAGGAGAAGAGATGTTGCACGGATTACAACGCTTTTGAAAGTTCCCACTTGATTACTTGCAACAAAAATACCCAACATTGAATCATCAATATCTTCCGCCACAATAACAGCTGAGTTGATTCCTTCTTTTTTAAGCATTTCAAAGATTGGGGCAATATCTCCGATATTAGCGATTTTCTTTTCGCTACAAAGAACTGCAATGTCACTGTGGATTGCTTTAGCTGTTTTCTTATCAGTAATAAAAGTTGGAGACATAAAACCTACGTGTGCTTCAAATCCATCTACGATTTCATAATTAGTCTCAAAAGTTTTAGAGTCTTCTACGTTAATAACAGCTTTTTCACCGAGTTTGTTAATGATTTCTGTAATCAATTTAGCTAGTGTTTTATCTTCTGCTGATATTAAAGCCACTTGTTCAATGTCTTTCTTTTCAATCTTTATAGCTTTTTTAGCAAGAATTTTAAGTATCTTGTCTCCTGCTTCTTTGAGAGATTCTTTAACAATCATTGCATTCTCTGGTCTCTTGAGTGCTTCTTGTATGATTGATTGTACGAGAACGGTTGTAGTAGTTGTCCCATCACCTGCGTCATCGTTTGTCTGGGCACTGCAATTTCTTACCACGTATGCACCAGCATTTTCAAGTTTATCCTCGAGTACAAATTCATTAGCAATTGTTGCTCCATCATTTGTTATCTTTGGTATTCCTCCATCAATATAAACATTTTTACCACAAGCTCCTAGTGTAGCTCCAACAGTATCGGCACACTTATTAAGCCCAATTATCATCGAGTCCATCGCACTTTTCCCTGAAAAAACTTCTTTACTCATTTAAAATATCATCTATATTATTTGCTTTTAAAAATTTTTCTTTCATAGAAATCGACTCTATGAATTGTGTTCCACCTTTATTAAATCCACCTTTCCATTCTTCAAAGTTGAATGATTCTGTTTTTTCTATAACTTTACATTTAATATCACGTATTAAAATTCCTATAATAAGACCAATGAGTGTAAATAAAAAGTACATCATATTATTCTGTAGGTTTTTCCAATGGAAACCTCTTATTAATTTCTGAGTTTATTATCGATAAATTTCTTTTTTCAAGCTCGATTTTCTGCATACAATCAAATCCAAGTGCTTTAAGTTCTACTTCTGACTTTTTTGTTATATCTAAAGTATTCATAGGTATATTATATTATTATTTCTGGTTCTACGCAAGCCATAAATTTGCTACAGCTTCTTCTATACTCGAAGCATTAAATCTTTCATTCTTGCTTCTTACTTCCCAGTTATCACCAACACCGTTTCGTCTTTGGATAATACTTTCAATTTCATCTCCACACGCTTCTATAAGTTCTGAGAGATTAGGAAAACACATATCTTCAAATCCTTTTTCTGGCCTTTGTTTATCATAAGGACAATTTACACACCAACCACCTGTGTCCATGTCCCATTGGTGTTCACATTTAAATCCAGCATCTTTTAACTTTTTTGCGAGTTCGTATGTAAGCATATTATTTAATAACTCGCCAAACATTTCCATTTCCAACCAAAGTTACAGATTCCCATTCAAGTATTTTGTACTTTGGTTCAGGAATTTGATTTCCGATAAGTTCCAAACCATTTGCAAATACAGTACATACTTGTGGGTATGGGTTAATTACTTCATAATGCTTGCCTGTGAGGTTTGCAACTGGGGGCAGATAGACAAATCCACCTGGTGTGCATTCGATGGTGTAATCGTTTACTGTGGCAGTGTAAGTTGGTGTAGTCATTATGTAGTACGGTGTTTTTGCTACCAATGGCGCACCAAGTATCTCTACCCTGTTATTACACATGTTTATCATGTTTGATACCTGACCGAATAGCGTTGTACACCCTGTCGCTGAATTATGCCCCATGACAAACTGCCCATTACTGTTGGTGATATAGAATAATGGTGTCAAAAATCTGAGTCCATCTACGTTGATTGAAATGCGATCTACGTTGTTAGTCATTATTTTAAATGGTAAGAAGTTTGTTGTACCTATTCGGTCATTTGTAGTCACATTATTTCCTGCTGTGTCCCAAGAAGCGGCGTGAGCTTGAGTAGATAATGCAAATATTGCAATTATACATATTCCAATAGCTATTAGATTTAAAATTATATTATATTTTATTACATCCTTTTTATGCCCGTGGCAGATAGTTCCTGCTATATATATTTTGCCTTCTTCCGCAATAGTTTTTTTACATTTTATACAATTTCTTTTCATAGTGTTATTAATTATTGTTTATTTTTTATAATTTTTTTAACTTTACTTATTGCCTTTTCTATCAAATTTTGTGGGAAGTAATCCCAGCCTTCTGACCACCAGTCAGTATTTAATCTTCTTATTTCCCCCATACTGTACCCATCAAGATTTACTAAAACAATCATATTGGATTCAATACCAACAAAGAGCATTTTATCTCCTTGATAAGACCTGTCTCCATTAGCCTTAACTGATTCGGACCTTGTTATAATATCGTCTTCTTTAAATTGTGTTATTTTCATATTCCTTTTACTTTAGTCCGTTGTGTGGATTGGTTGATAAAACTTCTATAATCTTTTCGTGCATTTTAATTTCTTCAAAATTTCCTTTTGGATTCCAAAACTTACGTCCACAGTCTTGGCACAAATATCTTGTGTACCTAATAGCAAATAATGACCATGGGTTAGAATATTCTGTTTTTGTATCTCCACCAAGACCGTAGTCGTTAAATTCAATACAATTCAAATACTTATGAAATCCTAATATGTGCCATAGGTTGTATTTCTTTTTCATACATCACTCTTGATTAGTTTGTAATAGGTCTTTATTATCATAGGTATTTCCAAAGATTTCAAGTTCTTTAGCACATTGTGCAAATTCTCCAACTGAATACCAAGACTGTGTACTCCATCCCCCAAATTCATTATCCCACTCAACACGCTCACAAGAACCATCTTCTTCATCTTGGAAAATATCTCCATCATAAATTTCTTCGTTGTATTTATCTTTGAATCCTGTATATTGCCCAACAGAATCAATATCAACTTCAGTTTGCATATTTAAGTTCCAGTCTGAAAAGCTATGAATTACTGCTTTAGACTTACCCATAGGATTTATAAATATTTCTATATATCCATACACCCAAACTCCATCTTTTGTTTTACCTCTGAATTTTACTTCTCTCATATCTCTTTCTCATCTACTGATAAATTACGGACAATCGCTACATGCTTCTCCTCTCGAACTGACACATTCACATTTCTTTGTTTGAACATCATCTAGGGCTAGTAATGATAAAACTTTTGGTTCAATCTCTTTCCAAACAAGTGTGTAAACACCAGCGATTCGTGAATCTTTTTCTGATTCAGCAGTAAAATATATTGATTTTAATTTTTTTACTATCTCCCGGTCGTGTTCTAGGAGGATATCTTATTTGATGAAATCTTTTAAAGACTTCGATGTTAGTGGATTTTTGTTTACATTTACACTAAATGTTCCAAACTTTTTATCAAATCTCTCTTCCCAGTTTTGTTTTTCAAAAGGCATAGGGTTTTTACTCTAAAATTCATATCCTTTTTCTCTTAAAGAAATCCAGGCATTGACATCGACCAAAGTACCTGAAAATATATATTGGTGTCCTTTCTCGTAAGCGCCGCGGATATATACAGCGTATTGATTATCCATCATCCATACAATTTCATACTTGTTTTCCATACTCTTTTACTCGTTAGGTTATAATTTGACTTTGCTTTGTATCGCCGACTATTTGTGCAAATTTCTCTACACCTATTTTAAATTCACAATTTTCATTTACACATTTTCTACCTATAGTCATGCCAGTTCTTCGACCAGATTCACCTTTACTCTTTGTGATAGCACTTTCGCATATAGGGCACTTATTTTTTTGTAGTAACCACCATTTTTTTAGTGTGTTCTCCATATATATTATTCTTGTTCTGATATTACATGAGTGGATTACGTCTTGCTAGGCTTTGACCTCCTACGAGTCCTTGACCAACAGCTCCAGTGTTTTCTATACTTACAACAACTTTTCCATCTGCGTGAGAATGGTATTTAAGTTGATGAATTTGACTATGGATTCTTGATAAAGAATCTCCTAAACCAGATAAATTAGTCTGTAGATTTATAATTTCATTTCTTAAAATCTCGACTTTCTCTTCTTGAGTATTTTCTGCCCAACTTTTATTAATTTTTTTACTTGTATTATCTTCCATATTGTTATTTATTTAATGCCTTAGATATACTCCTAGGCGACTTATAATTTAATGCTTCCATAATTTCCCTAAACTTAAAACCTAGATTTCTCATTTCTATAACCATTTCTTTTTTTCTTTGTGGTTCAATGAGTATTTTTTTATCTACACTACCTGTTCCTTTACAACATGGACATTTCATATTCTATTCACTCATTAATCTCTTACAAAGCAAATGCTGGAGGTACTGTGTAACTTTGCTGTTCTCCACAAATAGGGCATTCCCAGGTGTAGTTTCCAGGTTTTTGGTAAATTAACGTTGGTGGATTATGCTCGAAATGAGCACACGGTATATCTGACTCTTTAAATGGTTCTGATTTTACAAAAGGCATATATTATTTTACTTTTCTAATAATCTCTTCAATGCTTCTTCTGCGGACTGCTGGGTTTTGTGGCAGTTATTGGTTTTGAGGCGGAATTTGTCAAAAATGTCGTTAGCCCATGATGTTGAGGAAACATACACCTCAGTTCTTGAAATATGTTCTTGTAAATGCCAGTATTTTGTTCCTTCTGGTGGCTCGGTCGTCCATAAGTCGAGGGTGGGGTCTGACTTTTTTTCACGTTTACAAGTTGATAAATGGGCATGATGACATCCTCCTATTCGTTCTGGGTGTATTTCTTGACAACAGTAATCACAGCCATTTTTTACTTCTTTTTGCTTCTCCAAATACCCTGCGTGTACGAGGAGGGCTATTTCGTGGGCTGTTACATCTTCGTAGTACTTTCTACCTGCTAACGATTGTGCGTTCTCTTCAAACACATGTCCGACTTCTTCTACTTGGGCTGGGTGCCATTTTTTTAGTAGGGTGTATTTCATGTTATTTTCTAAAAGCTATGTGTTTAAAAATATCTTCACCGACCTCTCTTTTGACTTCATCAGGACTTTTTATCATATATGCTCTTGAGATTGAAAACGCTCTAGTGAGAGATGCATGATATTTAGGAAATAATAATTTATGTAACCACCATTTTATTTTCATATAATTTTCTTCTTAATATCTCCGCATTTTGAGCATTGGAGAACAAATTTTCTGTAATTAGGATATTCACCTATTCCGTAACTAATATCGTATACTTCAATCTCTTGTTTAAATTCCCATACATGCTCGCATAAACCTAATAATTGTTTAAAGTTCATATTATGCAGTAAAATCTAATCCATCAGACCTATAAATACTTTCTAACCCGTCATACTCATTGATTGAAAAACTTACTCCTTCTGGAATCCATTCTATTTCTAACCTTCCTGCACCACCGCAATACAAATCCTTACCCAGATTTTCTTTACACCATTCTTTTGTAATTTTATTTTTTTTTTCCATATTATATTGCTATATCCTTAATAATCAATTCCTCAATTCTTTCTGACATCTTTTGCCCGTTTTTCTGTGCTTTTTTTTCAAATGTTTTCTTTACTTTCTTTTTTACATACACTTGTATGCTTGTTGTGTCTTTTCCTATCATGTTATTTGCTTATTAATTCGTATATATAATCTTTTTTATCTTCTGTATGGTGGGCGTAGTAGTTTATTCCGTCGTCTCTGAGGTTTATCATGATTGCCCCGAGTCTGGTTATAGCTGGGATAGTTTGGAGGCATTCGTTTCTGGTTACAAATCCATCACGTTTTATTTTTCTGAGTACTCGTTCTTTTTGAGAGAGTTTCATGTTAGAGTTTTGAGTAAATTCTCGTTTTAATTGATTCAAGAACTCGACCGCCTGCTATCTTGAATTGTTTTAAGTCTATGAGCCGTTGCCCATCTGGTGTACCTTTCCAGTCTATCTTTCTTTGTGCAACACTTTGGTGAGCGTTTTCTGTCATAAATAAAGCTTCTTTCTTTTGTAGTCCTGCTGTTTCTATAGCTACTTGTGCCATGAGTTGTGAGAGTTCTGCGTAGTAGTCTTCTAGTTGTTCTTTAGAGAGGGTTTTTTCTTCTACCTCTTTGAATAAGTCGGTGAGTCTCATTTTAATCAACTCCTAGTCCGCACATTAACGCTTCGTCTTTAGTGTAGTAAAAGCCTTTGTAGTTTTGTGCTTGGTATTCTAGTTTTTTACACGCGACCTTTTCTTCTTTCGCCATGCCGATTTTAATTACAGCACCGACAAGTAATGTTATGACGATTACTATTAAGATTTTTATAAGTGTGTTCATGTTTACTCTAAATTTATAGATGTACCTGATAGTTGGGGCAATGATTTGACGAGGATTTATCAGTTTCTCCATATTTCAGGGCTTATGATTTCAACTCGTATAGTCACCTTGCATGGACTTGTCTCTCTCCCTTTATCTCTAGAGTTTCAGGAGAACGGGTATAATTTATAGTCCTACCCTACGTAGCGTCTACCTATTCCGCCACCCAACTATTAGATACACCTATTTAGTTTTTAATGATTCACATGTACCTGTGCCGTGAGTCTGTTGGTGTCCAGTTATTCCCTGACGTGGGACACTCCGCGGTACGCAGCTAACCGAAGTTAATGCTACGTTTCATCACCCATTAAAGTGAATCATCAGCCGCGTAGTCAGGCAAGATGTTACGAGCACAGACTCAATTTTTCGCCGTTTGCTTTGTAACCCACGGCATAGATACACGTGATTTAGTTTTTAATATAAGAGACGACTTCCCTTACTCTTCTATTATATCAAGAGTGTGTACTGGTGCAAGTACCTTTTATATGTACCTGTGAATAACTTTAGAATGGAGGCTCTTCTTCGTATTCTTCGCTTGGGTAAGGAATACTATCTATACTTTTAGGTGATTCTCTCTTTGGTTCTTCTTTCTTTATTGGGTTGAAGGTATTGAGAGCAAGATATAGCTTTCCTTCTTTTGACTTTTTTAAATCAATTCTTACTGTTTCTGTAGGGCAAGTTTTTAGAAATTCTACCAGTTCTGTTTTTTCAATAACTAGATTTCCTTTAATCCATTCTGGCGAATTTTCTTTTGGCTTATAGAATCTCATACCATTAATAAAAATTGTTTCTTGTTTGTTTTCCATATTGTTTAGAAAGGTAATGCTCCTTCTTTAATAAGTTGCTGTGCCTTTTGATTAGATAGTATTAATAATTTTTCTACTAGTTCCTTACCTTCATTTGTTCGGCGATTGATTTGTGGGCTTGTTCGTATCTTTTCTTCAATGTATTCTATGTCTTCGAGAGTCTCTGCTAAATGTATTGCTTTAGTTATTTTATCTTTGTACATGTTACAAGTCTAAGTCTGAAATTTCTTTGGTTACCTTTGGTGTTTTTTCGCCAAGTTGTACTACTTGTTCACCACTTGCGTCTGTGTCTTTATCTGTAACGAGTCCGAGCATTGATGATAGAGCGTATCGGCGTAAGTAAGTGATTGCAGAGCCGAGTACCTGAAAATCGTTCATCTTGTTAAGTACTACTCCTTGTGGGATATCTGTTTCACTTTCGATAGTTTCTCCACTTTCTACGTGGAAAATAACTGTTTTGATTGTCTTTCCATTTACTGCTTGATAAAATCCAAGTCCGTGTTTTTTCATTAGTGGATTAATGACATCAAAGATAGCTGGCAAATCTGCGTAACTATAATTGAACCCTTGTGTTGCTTTATGAATGACTGGTACTTCTTGCTGGAAGTTTGCGATTGATTTGTAGATGTTTTTCATTTTAAAACTCTGTGTTATTTTCTAATAATTGATTTTCTAACTCTCGATACTTTTGCCATTGTTTCTCTGTGCCAATATATTCTTGTTCACCTTCTTCGTTGTAACCTGCTGGATAGAGTCCAGCTTCTAGTGCTAGTTTGTTATTCATAGTCGTCCTCTCCTGGTAATGTTGGTTCGTCTGGTAAATCTTCGACCACTGTGTCATCCCCTAAGTAATCATCTAATAGAACATCTACGTAATCTTTTGACATATAGTAACTCTAAACTTAATTTATAATATCGTTCCTGTATTTAATATAGCATGGTGTGTGTACTGGTGCAAGTACTTGCAAAAAAGTTATTCACAGGTATACAATACAAATTATTTATTTAATCTTCTCAATTTTTCACTTAATATCTTATACATATTCTTATTTAAGAAATCGCATATTATTGTCGCATCTTTTTTAGAATACAATCCGTACTGTTCGTTTATTATAATATATAGATTTGGTTTTGTACTATATAAATCTGGTCGTGTTTCCAAAAAACTATATTTTATTTCGTCCATATTTATTTACTCTTTAAATTTGATAATAGCCACGCACTAAACTATGATATTTCTACTCTAAACTTTGTTTTACACCTACCACAAATAATT